AGCTGCATGGGTCGACAGGTGATGCAGGATCGGCAGGGTAAAGCCGGCGGTCTTGCCGGTGCCGGTTTGCGCGGCGGCGAGCAGGTCGCCACCTGCGAGCACCTGCGGAATGGCCTGCGCCTGGATCGGGGTGGGCGTGGTGTAGCCGGCATCGGCGATCGCACGCATGATGGGTTCGGCCAGGCCGAGCTCGTTAAAGCCCGGGGTGGCTAGGGTTGTTTCGGTAGTCATATATTTTTCCTGCGACGGCCTGTTGCGCTGGTTTGATTAAAACGGCGGCAACACCAATCGAGGCAGACGAATAGGGGATCGTGAGATCGGGGTAAAAGAGCCGCGCACCGATTGGCTGGGTGCGGGAGGGCGCACTATACCGGCTGGGCCTTGATGCAGCAATGCATTTCTGCCCCGGCAGGTTGAAATGAAAAAGGACCGGCAGGTGCCGATCCTTTTTCGATGTTCGGGCTGGTGGGCAGTACAGGGTTTGAACCTGTGACCCCCGCCGTGTGAAGGCGTGTGAACGGTCCAGGCGGGCCGTAAACCCGCGCCGCTGCGTGATTTGATGAGTGGGAATGGGTGTAAATCGGCAGTGTTTTACACCGGGATTGCACAGGGCGATTTGGCGGGCCGCTGTGCTGTTCTGTTTTTTGGATAGCCCACAGTATAGGTCACCCCGAGAACGCCTCGCCACGCCAATTCTGGCGGGCCGGTTTTATAACTTACGAACTTGAACGATGTTTAAGGTGTGGGTTTGCAATACACGGTGCGTTCCCAGCGGTCTTTGCACTTGTCACCGCGGCAGCGTTTGATTTCAACCGGCAGCCATTGCAGGTTGCTGACGGCGTCACAGCCGCCGCATGCCAGGGGGATGGGGTGGTCGATGTTCCAGCCGGGGCAGGCGCCGCGCGATTGGCCGGTGGTGGGGCATGGATACAGGTCGCGGAAGGCGCGCAGGACGTCGCTGCGCCGGGCGATGGTGCCGTCGGCGTTGCGCTTGATGTCGGGGCCGCAGTAGCGGGTTTCGTCCAGGGGGCCGCCCCACGCGTCCCACAGGGCCAGCATGCAAACAATCGCCAGGACGGCGATGTAGGCGGCGCGGACAGGGCTCATGCGGCGGCCTCGGTCTTTTCTGCCCCGACTGCGGCTTCAAGGCGGCAAAACTGCGCATCGAGCCAGGCTGCGTTGTCCAGGCGCTCAATGATTCGCTGCCCGATGAAAGCGGCCCACTGGTCGATGCGGGCCTGCTCGAACAGGCCGCAGTGGCCGCGATAGGCCATGGGCGCGCCAAAGTGGGCGGCGTTGTGGTTGAGGGTGTTGTCTTCCAGGCCGTGGTATCCCACCCTGCCCTGGTCGCCCCAAATGTGGCCGGGCAGCCATTGGCTGAGCCACACCCAGCGGTCGCCCTTGCTGTGGATGGTTTCCACCCATTCCACCGCAGCGGTGCGCCACCGGTCCAGGGCAGGGTTGATGTTGATGATGCCCACCGGGCGGGCCCCATAATCGCGCACGGCCAGGTAGGCCAGGGCGGCGCCGTTGCTGTGGGTGATGATCACATCGCCGTCATCGACCTTGTCGGCCAGAACGGCGGCCTGCCATGAGTTGTCGAACCGCGCCTGCCAAAACCCCATGAAGCCATATTCGTGCAGCATTACAGAATGCTCGGGCAGGTGGCGCTGCAGCCAGGGCCACAGCGCGTTCATGTTGTTGCTGCCCTCGCGGGCGTGGATGCCGTGAACAAGGATTACCTTCATGGGTAGGCCTTGCGGTCCAGCTCGAAGTGCGGGCCGTCCCTGAATGTTTTCCAGTCGCCGCCCCACACAACAGCGATGCCCATGCGTGCAGCCGTGGCCTTGATGTGGCCCGCGGCCTTGGTGTACAGCGGCCAATCCCAGCGGGCCTTGCCGCCCACCACCACGAAAAAGTCCACGGCGTGGCCGGTGAGGTGGCGGCTGCGCAGGGTGTGGGATGCGCCGGCCTTGAGCAGCTCGGCCTGGCGTGCCGGCGTGCGCAGGCCTTCGCTGATCTCGATGTCCACAGGGCATTGCTTTGCGGCTTCGATCATCAGATCGCGCAATTTGAAGTGCACCTTGTCCAGGCGCTGGTGGCTGCGGATGTTCATGGCTTCAACTCCCAATGCCCCGTTTTTACAAAAAACCAGATCGCCGCCATCAAAACCAGCAGCGGCCCTATTATTTTTGCCACGGCAGACAAACCCTTCACCGTCCACCAAAACCCCTTCACGTTGTTCCACGCTTCCAGCACATCGGCCAGGCGCCCGGTGTTGTCGGTCAGGCGCTTGAGGTTTTCCGACATCTCGTGCTGGCTCTGCAGGAGCTTGTCGATTGATTCCTCGCAGTCCTCCAGGCGGTTGTGCAGGCGCAAAACAGAATCGTCGTCGGTGCCTCTCCGGTGCGCGTGCGCCTCGGAATCGTGGGGGTCGTGCTTTCGGCGCCGCGCCGCATGTGCGTTGGGAGTGGGTTCTCTCAGCATGGCGGGCGCGGGCAACGTGTATCCATGCCGTAGGGTGGCAGGCGGGGGGCGACATTTGTAGGCAAGGAATGTCGCGGTGAGGGGCGCAAAAAAAAGCCGCCCGAAGGCGGCTGGTTGGGGAGAAGTGGGTTACACATTGGTGTTACCACACCACTGCGTTCACGGCGTCAACCGTCTGCGCACTCATCACGGCGTCAAACTTCGTCCAGTATTTCGCCCATGCCGCTACCCCTTGCGAGGTGATGGCATCTTCGATCTGGCCGAGTAGGATTGCGGTCATGGCTACCGGGGAAGCGTTGGAGTCCCGCCATGCACCGTCGAGGTTCAAAGGCTTTCCCCGTCCGATGTAGTTCAGGGCACGGGAGACCTTGGCTTGGAATTCCTCGGTGGCCGGGAAGGGTCGGCCCTGTACCGTTACGGATGCTGTCTCGGCAACTTTGCGGGCTGCTTCGAGTTGGGCGAGTTTCTCGGCGCGGACTTCAGGCAACGGACGCGCGATAACCGGCGCATCCTGCTCAATGGTTGTTTCACCAGTCTGGACGTTAATAACGTGTCTCATGGATGATCCTATTCGTAAAGAATGTTGACTGAACCAGCATCGAAAACATCGGTTCCGTTTACTGTTGTCAGGCGGATTCGGTCTAGTTCCGCCGATAGTGACTTACTTCCGCCGCCAATGATGTTTACGTTGGTTCCAGGGGCTCCAAAGGCGTGTGACCCCACCCATGTAAATGTCGAAGCATTAAGCCGAGCGAGGACAAAAGTGCCGGAAGGCGTACCAGCGGCATAAAGTGCGTAAATCATCATTCCACTGGTACTGCTTGTACCAGCAGAGCCGGTCGAAGAACTACTTGAATACCCAGTTGTTTCAACCCCGCCGGAGTCACCAATTTGCACCAACAAGCCGCTAGTGCCGTTCGTGCTAACCCCGGAAAACATCAGGGTAATGCGCTTGGTTCCTGCCGGTATGCTGGTGAAGTCAATCGAAGTCCCGGAGGTAGTAGCTACTGCCGTGCCGCTGGTGATAGACGCAGACAACGAACCCGCTGACAGGGTGAGGCCGGTTCCTACTGTGATTTCCTCAATCGCTCCGGTAGATGCCGTGGTGCGGCCAAGTATCTTTCCGGTGGCCTGTGTGATTCCGGTTCCAGTGACAGCGCCACTTGCGGCAGCGCCTAGCGTGGTTCTCGCCGTCCCCGCGTTCGCATCATCCAGCAGGCTCCGCGCATAGGCCGTCAGCGTTGTCTGGGTAACTGCGTTCGCGCCGGTGGCGTAGATGAGTTTGTCCGCGCTGGTGGTCAGCGCGGCCAGCGCATCCAGCAGCCCGGCCTGCCGCTGGATGGCGGCCGGGATGCGGGCAATCGGCACCAGCGCGCCGGCGTCCAGGTCGCACACGCCGCTGGCGACTCCACGCATGGCGATAAGCTGGTTGAACTTGGTGGCGAGATCGAGGATGTCGGAACGCGGCAGGTTGTCGGTGTCGGCATCCATCCCGGTTGTGATGACTGCTACGGTAGGCCAGGGCATGGTTTAAAATCCTCTCACGGTGACATCGATCGTGGCGTCGGCCAGCGAGTTCGATGCGTTGTAAATCTTGATGCGCGGCCCCACGGCCGTGTCCTTGTCGATCAGCTCCCAACTCCAGCCCGCGCCCACGTTTTGCAGCGTCACGTCCACCTTGGTGATGCTGGCGAAAGCTTTTGTGAGCGGGATTCGGATGTCGCCGGTGCCGATGCGATAGCTGCCCGTCAGGGTCGATGTGTCCAGATCCTCGGTGTCCTGCGATACCGGGGCGGCGCTGAGGATGGTGGTCGCATCCTTCAGGGTTGGCCAAGCGCCGGTCGCCACGATGCGGATCTTGATGTAGCGGGCGACGATGGTGGTGCCGGCGGCGGCAAAGCTGGTGTAGGTGACGTTGTCGTCGCTGTGCGCTTCGGTGATGGTGATGGTGCCGTCGCCCACCACGGTGACCAGGGGCGTGAACGCGGCCACCACGCCCACGTCGATCAGGCGTTCGTAGGTGATGCTGCCGGCAGGGGTGTTGATCCACTTCGCGCCGGTCCAGGTGCGCACCCACGGGCTGGCGGCGGTTTCGTTCGGCTGCAGGAACCCGCTTTCCGGTTCCAGGTGGCAGCTGGTTTTTGTGCCCGGCCAGCCGTCGGCGTGTTCGGTCAGCACGTCCAATGCCCCAGCCAGGCGCGGGTCGCCCAGGCTGGCCTGGATAAAGGCGGCGTTGACCGATTCGTTGCCGAAGGCATCGACCGCTTTGATGGCGAAGGTGTAGTCGCCGGCGGCCAGCTGGTTGGACTCGAACGGCGACGCCAGCAACAGGCCGGTGTGCATGGCTGCCAGCGCATTCCAGTCGGTTTCGGTGCCCAGCTTGTAGCGCACCACGTAGCCGGTCAGGTCGGCGGGCGGGCTGTTCAGCGTCCAGGTGAACTGGCGGGTGCCGTCCGGCTGGCGGGATACCAGGAAGGTGTCCACATCCGGCGGCGGCACCACCGTGCCCTCGGCGGCGCCGACGATGGTGTAGGGAATGGCAACAACATCGTCCAGGGACTGCGGCGCGGCACCGTAGACGTTGAACGAGCGCAGCTTGATGTAGATGGTTTTGCCGATGTCGGCGGCGGTGTAGCCGTATTTGGCGATGGCCTGGTCGAGCCGGGCGAACGGCGCGCCGAAGTCGTGCGCGGCGATGGGGCTGGCGTGCACGCCACGGCGCAGGCTGGTGAGGTTGTATTTGTTCGGCGCCGTCAGAGTGGCGGTCTGGTAGGCGATGTATTCGCCGCCCACATAGCACAGGGTGTTGAAGGCATCGCGGTCGGCCAGGGTGGCAGAGAGCAGCTCGCCGCGGCTGCCGGTCAGGTCCACCGCCAGGGTGTTGACGGTGTCGGGGTCGCTGCCGGTTGCAAACGCGGACGCCACCATGCCGTGTCGGGCCGGGCCGGGGATGGTGGTCACCGCCTTGTAGGTGGCGTCGTCGTCTGACACCCACAGCTCGGCCCCGCCCCAGTTGAGCCCGCCCGACGTGGCGATCCAGATTTCGTAAACGCCCTGCCCCGCCAGCGACATGGGCGGCTCAAAAATCACCGGCGCGTTGGCGTTGCCCGGCGCCACGTTGAAATTGACCGAATAGCCGCTTGCTTGCTGCGTCTGGATCAGCGCCGGTGTGGCCACGCCAAACGGGAACTCTTCGGCGATGACGCGCAGGCGGCCGTCTTCGTCTTCCTCTATTTCCCTGATGCGCACCTGAAACTGCACCAGGCCCAGCGGCGCGTGGGTCAGGGTGACGATGTCCATGGGTTCCAGCAGGCAATGCCGCCAGCCCAGGGTGAATTCGTATTCGTTTCGGATGTAAAGCGTGCGCTGCAGCAGGGTGTTCACCACCTGGTCGGCCACGGCTTTGTCGCAGATGGCGTGCAGGCGCACCGGCTCGCGGGCGCGCAGGCCAAAGGTGCTGATGCTGCCCAGGTCTTTTGCCTCGGCGATTTCGATGTTGTAGTCGTTGGCGCGGTTGCGAAACTCCACCTGCACCTGGTTGTAGGCGTCGGCGGTGGGCTTGCGGCGTATGGTGATGGGCGACGCGGCGCCGGCGATCAGGAAGTCGTCGTCGGTGAGATCGTATTGCGGGGTGATGGCCGGGGTGTAGGTGGTGCCGTTGCCGGTGACGGCGGTGTCGCCGTAGGGCAGCAGCTTGAGCAGGCCTTCCGACCACAGCGGCGCGCTGTTGGTGGACTGCAGCAGTTCTTCCAGGTGTTGCGCGGCGGGTTGCTGGCTGTTGATCAGCGGCGACAGGAACAGGCCGTTGGCCTGGGTGAAGGTGCGGTATGCGGCCAGCGACAGGCGGGCGGACGGGAAGCCCGCGCCGTAGATCGCCGACGACAGCAGGTCGGTGACGATTTCGTCGGGCCGGGCGTCAACGATGCCGCTGCCGAACTGGCGCGGGCCGGACGCCTCGAACGACAGGTTGGACAGCGATGCGCTGCCGCCCAGGTCGAACGCGCTGTGGGCCACGCAGGCGATGCCGGGGTAGCTCAGGGCCTCGGTGGGGTGGTTCGTCGTCAGGTGGCCCCACACGGCCTGCGGCAGGGTGCCCGGCAGCAGGGTCATGCCCAGCGCTGAGAAGGTGGTCTTGTCCTTGTCTTTCCACACGGTGCCGATGGCGCTGATGGCGCCTTCGGAAAGGCCGAAGATAAACGCGGCGGTGTAGGTGTAGCTGGTGTTGCTGGATTCCACCCCGCCGCCGCCCTTGCCGCCCGAGCTGGTGGTGGTGGTTTTTGCAATGGCGGTGAAGTCGCCGTACCAGATCATATTGCCCGACAGCCGCGCCTGTCCCCAGAACAGCGGGATGGGCAGGCCGAATGCGCTGTTCTGGATCGACAGCGAGCCGATCTTCGGCTCTTCGGTGGAGATGGTGGTGCTGCCGCCGAAGCTCACTGCCCCCCCCCGATCGGGCTTGCTGCGCCATCCGGGGCCAGCCCCTGTGCGCGCCAGAACTGCACCTCACGCCCCGCCAGCCAGCCCTGCGTGCCGTCGGCCAGGCACACCATGCGGTCGCGGTTGCTGGCATGGATGATTTGCGGCCAGCCCACCACAATGGCCGCGTGCGAGAAACAGCGCCCCACCTTGTACAAGGCCACGTCGCCCGGCTGCGGATCATCCACCCGCGTGGCGCGGTCGAGCACATAGCCGAGGTAGCGCTCCTCGGCGCGGTGCATCATCCAGTCGGGCGGATAATCGCCGGGGTCGAATTCCTCGATCAGTCCGGCTTCGGTGTAGACGGCGATCAGGATCTGCGCACAGTCCACCCCTGCCCCCTTCACGCGGGCGCGGTGGTGGTAGGGCGTTTTCAGCCAGCTCATGGCGGCATCGATGACGGCTTGGCGTTGCGGCGTCATCAGTAGGCTGTCTCGGGGGTTGGAACGAATGGTGTGGCGCGGAAGCGAGCCGAGTTGGCAAACTTGCCGGTGCAGGTTTCCAGCCGTTTATCGCAACCTGGATAGATGGTGAAGCTGTCGCTCACTGCCACGTCTTTGGGCAGCGGGTAGGCCAGCGTCACCACGCCGGGGGCGTAGGACTTGACCGTGCGCCGCACGCCGAGGTTGGCGCCACTGCTGAACACGACTTCGCCGATGTCGAAATAACCGGCGGCCTGCGCCAATGCGCAGTTGATCACCTGGCGCGTGCTGCCCGAGGCAACAGCGCCAGACACCGCATATGATGCGCGCACCACGCCACAGCCGGTGTCATAAAGGCTGTATCCGCACGGCGGCTGGTAGAGGTTGCGCGGCAGCGGGGTGTTGAGCAGCTCCATGAACGAGCGCACCATCACCCGGGCGGTGAGCGATTCGGTGGTGGTGTCGGAGACGCGCCCGGAAAACAGCAGCACCGTGCCCGCGATCGTGCCACCCGGCGTGTCGGAAAACGCCCGCTCGAGGTCGACCACTGCGCCGTCCAGCGCGCCGTTGCTGATGGCCTGCAGCCAGGGCTGGCCGGACAGCAGGGTGGCGGCGTCGGCGATGATCTGCAGGTCGAGCGAATCGACCGAGGTGCCCAGGGTGACCCGGGTGCGGCTGCGCTTGATGATGGGGCCGGTGTGCAGGAAGGTGCGTCCGCCCTCGACGACATCGATGTCGGCCGAGGTGAAGCGCAGCACGGTGCCGTCCACCAGGGTGAAGCTGTAAAGGTCCGCCATCCAGAACGCGCGGGCGGTGGACAGCAGGGTGATGAGCTCGGCGCTGGCGGATTTCATCAGGACTTTACCGTGCGGAACTCGATGCGCTGCAACTGCCACAGGTCCTTCAGGAACTGATCAAACTCGGCCATGTCCTGCAGAAACTTGCAGCGCCAGTAGTAGCTGCCGGTCCAGGTGAGCGGGGCGCCGTTGGCCGGGGCCACGGTGAACACCACCACGCCGAGCGTGCTGATGGCATAGTCTGTACCCGGCGTTTTGGTGACGCCCGCCACCTTGATCGTCGGCGTGCCGCTGACTGACTGCACCGGCTCACTGAAACTGCCGCGGGTGCGCGCAAGGGGAAACGAAACCGTGCTGCCGTTTCCGGTGCCGAAGCTCTGGTCGGTGACGGCGTTGTCGTCCGGGTCGGAATACAGAAAGCTGTCGTGGCTGCCCTGCCGCAAGTTGAAAAATCCCTCCAGCGTTTGCAGCTCGGCCTCGGCACCGGCGCGCAGCACTTCGTAGGCCAGGCTGTATCGGCGGTTCGGGTAGGTCATCAGCGCAAGCGACATTTCCTTGCCGGAGACGGATTCCTGCTTAAGCGTCTTCCAGATCGAGGCGCGCTTGATGTTCCATTTCAGGCCGGGCAGAACGGGGAATACGGCGTCAGACATTTATCGCATCCCGTTCCGGTGGGCGTTTTTGATGGCTTGCACCAGCGCGTCCTGGTTGCCCATGAACAGGTCGCGTACCCCACGTGCGTCGACGGCGCTGATGTTGACCTGCAGCGGCTGGCCGCCGGCGGACTCGCCGCCTTCGGATGCGCCGTTTTTGGTCATGCCGCGAATCGCGTTGGCGTACTGCTTGGGGAGCACCATCTCCTCTTCATGCAGTTGCGTCATCGGGTTGACGCCCTTGGGGATGTCATAACCGCCCATGGCGGACTTCTTTTTGCCCATGGCGGACACGGCGGCGAACACGGCCGCCATGGCAGCCAGCGCGAGGATGGGGCCCACCCACGGGATGCTGGCCTGCGAGGCGGCGGCGCCGGTGCCGGCCTGCACCGCATTCATTCCGGCGACGGCGGTGGTCTCGGTGCCCTTGGCGGCAATGGTGGCCGTGGTCGATGCGGCGGTGAGGGCTTTTTCCAGTGTGACGAATCCCAGCTTGCCGGCGATCTTGGCGGCCTCGCCGGCCAGCCATTCCTTGACCATTTTGCCGACGACGTTGACGACGAACCATTGCGTCATTTCGGCGCCAATGGCGCGCATGGCGTTGGACCAGGTGAGCGTGCCATTCATCAACGCCTGCACGCCTTTGTCCCACAGCCCGGTAATGGTGTCGGTGAGGCTTTGCCAAATGGTTAGCGACTCCAGCGCCTGCTGGCGCTGGATGTCCATGCTCTGGGCGGCGTAGCGGCGGCGAATCTCGGCCTTTTCAAGTTCGATGCGCTCGAGCTCTACGGGGTTCTGGTCGGGGTCCTGCAGGGCGATTTCGCGCTTGGCGGCGATAAAGCGGGTTTCTTCCGCCAGCCGCTGTTCGTTGAACTGCGCCAGGCGCTCCAGGTGGGTGGCCTGGGTGGCAATGCCCATGTCAACTTCGTGCTGCGACTGGGCTTCGAGTTCGTCGATGCGGGCCAGGGCGGCGTTGCGCGCGGACTCGGCCTGCAGCAGGTCGATCTGCATGCGCTGCTGGCCGGCCTTGCGGGCGGCGGCCACTACGGCGGCGTATTCGCGCGCCCACTGGGCTTCGTAGTCTTCGGCCAGCTTGACGGCGGCGTTGAAGGCGGCCTCTTCGGCCTTGAGCCGATCGGCCAGGGCCTTGGCCGCGTCCTTGGCGTCCTTGTCTTTTCCGCCGCCGTCCTTGACCAGGCCGTCGGCGGACAGGCCGCCCACGTTCGGGGTGGCCGTGGGCCCACCCTCGGCAAACAGGTTCCAGATCTTCTTCTTCGTGTCTTCGCTCGACTCGACGATTTCCTGCAGCGCGTTTTTCCAGGCGCCCACCATGGTCTGGCCGGCGTTCTGGAATTCTGCCCAGGCACCGCGGAAGTCGCCCTGCCCCACTTTGATGATGGCGGCCGCCAGCGCCCGCAGCGGCTCGGCCACGGTGATGACCATGGCGTTGATGACTTGCCACACTACGGTGACGCCGTTTTTGAGCGCCCAGAATGCGCCGATCAGACCGCCGATTGCGCCGCGGATAACGACGACCGCCGCCGGGCCGATGGCGACGAACCAGTTTGAGAGCTTGCTGAGCACCGGCATCAGCGCGTTGCCGATGGTTTGCTGCATGGCGCGCAGGGTTTGGGCGCTGTCCTTGCCGGCCTGGTCGTATTCTTCGAACGCCTGGACGTTCTCTTCGCTCAGCACCATGCCCAGCTCGCGCTGCTTTTCTGAGTATTCGGCGATGATGGAGCTGTTGACCTTGGCCAGGTCGCCGTTGATCTGGAACCCTTTGCCGAACATGACGTTGGCGGCGATGGCACGGTCGGTGCCCGCCTTGTATTTGTCGAGCAGCTCGATCGCGTCGATCGTCATCTCGTTCAGCGGGCGCAGGTTGCCGGCGGCATCGCGGGTGACGAGACCCACGGCGGTGAGCGATTCCTCGTTCGTGCGCAACACGGCGGACAGCTTTTGCCCGGCGGTGACGAACTCGTCGACGCTGACGCCCTCGGCCGACAGGGCGTTCTTCAGGTCCGACGCGGCGGTGGCCGACATGCCGAGCGCGGCGGCTAGATCCACGCTTTCCTGCGTCCACTCCGCCGTGGCGGCGACGGCCTGCTTGAACACGGCGCCGCCGGCGAGCACAGCGCCGATGGCGATGAATTTTTCCTGCAGCGACTTGAGCGGCCCGCCGATGCCTTCGACTGATGCTTTTCCTTCGTCGCCGAACTGCTTGAGGTCGCGCCCGGCGTCCCGCAGCTTTTGACGCAGCGGGGAAACGTCGCCGTCGACTACAAGCTGAGCCTTGTTGTCGGCCATGGGTTAGAGTCCGATCAGGTCGAGCATGGGATCGTCGGGACGGCCTTCCATCACGGGCAAGCCATTGGCGAGGGCTTCGCGCATGGCTTCATCCGCGCTGACCGCGCGCACCTTGGGCGAAGCGGTGTCCGGCAGCCCGAGGGCAAGCGAGATGCGCTTGAGCTGCACGGCGGGCGGGGGCACGCTGGCCCAAAAGGACGACAGCGCATCGAGCTGGGGCAGGGTTACACATTGGTCGACGTGATCCCAGGTCCACCCGGTTGCGCTGACGATCCAGGCGTAGAGTTCGTCCCAGTCGGGCTCATCAGCGCGGCCATGAGCTTTCCCATATCACTGCTGCCGGCCTCCAGCACCGGCAGGCCGTTGACGCGGGCAATGCGCTCGACTACGGGGGCGAGATCGAACAGGGAAACGGTGAGCGCTTCGATGCGCGCCGCGGGCACATGCAGCCCCAGCGCCAGCACCTTGACGATGTCGTCGTACAGCGCTTCGGAAAACTCCCACGCAGCAAAAGCCCTGGAGCACCGCACGATGGCTGGCACCAGCTCGCGCGCCACACCCAGCGGCACCGGGCGCACGGCATGCACCTGGCCGGCCAGCACCACGGTGTCGACGCCGGCCAGCTTGAGCAGCACGCGGCGCGACAGCAGGCCGCGCACGAATGCAGCCATGCGGACAAAATGTCCGCTCCCGGCCAGCGGGCGGATGACGATGGCAGCCATCAGAACAGGCAGATATAGCCCAGCTCGCCGGCTGCATTGGCGAAGGCTTCGGCTTCAAAGTCATAGATGGCGAAGTCGTCGGACTTCAACGGCACGGACAGCTTGCCGGAAACGCAGCGGTTGAGCTTGCACACCATGGTTTTGCCGTCGTAGCCGTTTTGCAGCAGCAGGGTGAACGAGGGGGTGTAGCCCATCGTTTCGTTGGTCATGGTGTAGATGCTGCCGCCTGCGGAGGCGCTGTATTCGTAGCTGATCTTGACGCCGAGGGAGGCGTCGGCAGATGCGAAGGTGTAGACGCCGGTGGTGGTGTTGACGCTGTACTGCCCAGTGGCGGGGGCGCTGGCGACGCGGGTGAGCTGCACGCCGGTGACGGAGAACATCACGCCCAGGTCGGCGACGAAGGTGCCGGAGCTGGGCGGCGCGATGGTGACCTGGAACGGCGTGGTGGGGATGGTCTTGGCTTCGTCGAACACGGCGGCCTTGATGCCGGTGGTGGCGGCCTTGCCGAAAAACAGGCTGCCCATGATGCCGCCGTCGATCTCGGCGTATTTGGCCTTGATCTCGGTTTTGCCCTTGCCCTGGCCCACGGCGATGGGGTAGCGCTTTGACCCATACAGGGTCTTGATTTCGGTGGACAGGTCGAGCGAGACATCCTGCATGGTGCCGAGGATGACGGGGGTGGGGTTGGCAATGGCCGTGCCGTCCGCCAGGTTGGTGGGGACTGCGATGAGTTTGCCGGAACCGAAATTGATCATGGTGAATGCTCCTGGTTAAATGGCGGCGGTGAGGTCGCCGGGACGAACGAAAACTTGCATCTGGTAGCGGGCGGTGAGGCGCCCTGCGGGCTGGTCTGCGGAGTCGTCCTGCAGATCAGTGGCGGTGCAGCGCAGGCCGCGCCCTTTGCCAGCCAGGGCGGTGTCGGCCAGCAGCAGGGCGTGGGCCTGCATGTGCAGGGCGTCGGCGGTGGTCTCCCACGTTGCGCCGGCGGCGTGGCAGGCCAGGGTGAACGACAGCAGGTGGCGCTCGCCATTGGTGCCCACCACGTCGCCGCCGGTGTCGGCGCGGCGGATGTTGATGGCGGGCACTTCGTCGGCGCCAAACGCGGCGTCGCGCGCGCGGTACACCCGCACGCCGGCAGCGGTGGCCGACAGCAGCACGGATGCCACCCGGGCGATGATCAGCTCGAAGACGCTGGCGCTCATAGGATCAATCCGAGTGGCACGATGGCTTCCAGGCCGTCGATGTCGGCGGGCTGGGCGTTTTCTCGCGCGAGGTAGGTGGTGCCGGCGATGACGAAGGTGTCGCCGCGCTTGACGGTCTGGAAGCTGGCAACAGGGAAGCGCACGCTGTAATCGGTGGCGAGCATTTCGCCGCCCACCAGCACGGTGCCGGGGCGGTCGAACATGGCCTTGGCCGTGGTGGGACCGCCGCCAGCCGGGGTGTGCGTTACCGCCACGCCGAAGTCGGCATACAGCAGATCGATGTCGTCGAGTTCCATAACCGCCAGCGTGGCAGGCAGTGGGCGACATTTGTAGGCAAGGAATGTCGCAGCGGCGTTCAGCTGTACACAGGGAACACCTTCAACTCGGCAGTTTCCCCCAGCCATTTTCCCGACGGCAGCGTTACACTGGCCTGCAATAACCACATCCCGTGTTGATCAATATCTGCCGCCAAGGTGGTGTACCTCACCTTTGTGGCGGACGCCGTAGCCGTCCAGGTGACTGCCGCACCGTTGGGCTTTCGCGCTTTGATTTCAAGCACTGTCGCGCCGGCCAGGCTCACGCCCGTGTCAAGCTCGATCAGAGTACCGGTATCGCCAACATAAACTTTACTCATACATCCTCCAGATCGATATTGGATACCAGCTCAACCACCGTCGCCAGGTGGCTGCGCATAGACGCGGCAGTCGTGATCGCGGATTCATCCAACACCGCCGCCGTCACACCAGACGCCGCCACGTATTGGCTGGTCACACGGCTGGCCAGGCTCACGATTTCCGCGCTCACCGTGCAGACTCCAGGCTGACCACCTGCGTAATCCGGGACTTGAGCCGCACCACTTCTCGTCGGGCAGTCGTCGGCACCTCGGCCAGTGTCGCCCCGAACAGCGCACCCGCGAACAGCGCCCCGCCGAGAAGTTTCCCGCGCAGCAGCGCCATTACAGTGCCCCGTTCACGGTCGGCGTGCCGTTGCCATTAACATCGGGAGTAAGCGTTATACGTGGCGTTACACCGTCGCGGGCCATGTACTGCTCGGTGGCGGTGCCGAGGCCTTCGCGCTTGCCGGCCAGGGCGGCCAGCATCACGCGCATCATCTGTTCGGCGGTCAGGCCCTCCAGACCCTTACTCCACACCGAATCGGCAATATCCCCCGCGCTCGGCCCGCTGCCGCCAATGGCCGTGGTCGTGTAGGCGCTGCTGGTCTTGCGCTCGACGTAGACTCCAGCCACCGGGACGATGGTGCCGTTCAGGTTGCCCGCGATGCTGTAGTTCCCGGCGCTGGGGAACTTGAGGGTGTAGCCGTTGATGAGGTCAAGCTGGTAGAAGAAGCCACCGCCGCCCAGGTCGAGCGCCTTCCAGGTGTGCGTCACGGGATGAATCGCCCCTTCCGAGTCGTCTTCCAGATCGCGCAGGGTCGCGTGAAAAGCGGGCAAGTCCGTGATGCTTGCCGTGCTCTCCACCACCTTGTTGGCCCAATCAACCGTGATGGTCATGGATTAAGCGTCCGCGTTTCTCACGCCCGTGCCCGAGCCGCCGTTGCTGGTCACGCTCATGGTGGATTCAAACGGTACGATCGGACTGCCACCCGCGTTACGCACCCTGAAGCGGGCGGTGAAGTTGGCGTTGAACTGCATCGCAGCAGACTGGATCGTCGCGCCACTCGGAACGCCGTCGATGAACGGGATGAAGGCGGGGCGGCTGGTATAGCCGCCAGCCTTGATGGCAGGAGAAAGGCCGCTGACTGTGGTTCCAGTCCAGCTTGTGTAGGTGTAACGGTCGCCGTCGATGCGGATCACCCCCGATGCCGGAGTGTCCGACTTCAGCCCCGTAACGCTGACCGTGGTTGCACCCGCCGAGGCCGATACGGTGTATTCCGCGTCGTCGATACTGCCCATGCCGTTATCTCGCGCCACCAGCACATAGTCGCTGACGGTGGTGTTGGTCACTTCGATGGTGATCGAGGTCGGCGGAATAACGATGGTGCCGTCATGCGAAACCAGTTGATAGTTCTTGCTGTCAGCCGCCATCACGCCCGTCAGTCGCCAACCCTGTGCCACGAAGAACTTGCCGCCCGCGAACGTACCAAACGGGGCCGAGATGTTCTCGGCGTAGCCTGCGTTCAGCTTGCGGTAGCGCCAGCCGGGGACCGAGTTGATGGTCGCCGTGCTGGACTCCGAACAGGCCCACATCAGCGCCTGATAGGCGGTTGCGAGTGTGGTCGTGCCGTTGAGGGCGATGACCCCCTTGTAGTCTTTCGAGCCGTTGCCGTCGCCCATGTCGAACGTGCTGTCGCCGGGGGTCAGGGTGATGGTGCCGAAAGCCGTCTCGGCAGCGCCTGTGCTCAAGGCGATGTTGGTGTCGAGCGAAGTTGCCAGCGCCGCTGCCTGTTCACCACCTGCCGCAAGGTTCGCGTCGAAGTGCGAGAAGGTCTGCCCGTACTTGCGGGAGAACACCACCACGTCGCCGCTGTCGATCAGCGTCCCAGCTGCCTTGGCCTTGACGAGAATCTGGAAGCCCGTGTCCACATCGGCGTCGTCCCAATACTTCGTCAGCTTGGTGTTGGACTGGGTGATATAGATCGGGCTGGATGCCACCAGCGAACCGATGACCTTCAGGCCGGTGTAGAGGTCGTCGCCGCTGTTCTGTTCAATCGAGCCAACTTGAGCCACTGGCTCGTCGCATCGTCAATGTTGTAGTTCGGCAGCAGGGTGAGCGCCATCGGGCGGCTGGCGTTTCGCTTACCGGCCAATTCCGAAGGGTTGGCACCGAGGATGCTGACCAGATCGTCGCCTGCCGGGGCCGCGTTGTCTGCCAGGTCTTGCAAGGCCGCGTGCAGTTCCAGCGTGCTATACCGCGCATCAGTGCCGGGTACAAAAGCCGCTACCTGCCGAATATCACCATCGGCATTAATTGTGAACTTCGTCAGGTCAAGCGCCATGTTGTGCTCCAGTCAAAAAGTTATCGCGCCCGGCAATTGCAGAGTCAAGCGTCTTGAACGTACCCATGTGTGTCATTCGCCCGCCCACCCTGAGCACAACTCGGTACGTTCCATTACTACGCTGCCTTACCGCGTACGGTAGCCCGCTTGTGCAGTGGCTGCGCCGCACGTTTTCTCGGAGCGTCACCAAGCGTAGATTTGAAAATGCGTTGTTGTCCTTGTCACCGTCGATGTGGTCTATGGTCAACCCGGTGCCGTCTTTGGAGTGATACGCCGGTTGCGTTTGCGTGAAGCACTCGTACACGATCTGGTAATGGAGCCTCATCTTTTTAGCGAACTGAGACTGCCTTCTTCCGTGCGTGTTGATAATCCCCTTAGCCACATACCAGACCGGCTGCTTGATCCTTGGGTCAAACGTCATGATCGTGCCGTCGCTAAAGGCGCACACGTTCTGCATTACCGGATGGCGCACGCCCCCGGCGGGTAACGGTGGCACTTGCTGATTCAACGCGATAGCCATGATGAATCCTTACTCGTCAAGTTGCTGGAGAATGTAGGCCGACCCGCCCGTTTTGTAGAGATACGCTGCGGTGTCGAAAATCCTGTAAGCAGGCGTGCCGCTGGCGTTGCGCACGGTGATGTCGATCAACATCGGGTTGCTGTAGGCCGGGACGCCAGAGATCACCTCGGTCGTGCTGGCAGCTACGCCGGTCGCCAGTTCCTCGCCGTTGCTGGCGCGAGTCACCCGGTAGCGCGAACCGACGACGATGTTTTCCAGCGTCAGGTCGGCGTAGAACAGCGGGTCGGTGGGGAGGCGAAATACCCCCGCCGACATCAGGTGCGCCGCCGCGCCGGAGCCGGTTGCGAACCCAACGACAGTCAACTCACCCAAGGGCATTGCGATCATGTCAGTTGCACCGCTGGGCAAGCAAAGAATATGTCTGTGGCGGTCGCCGAAGCACGCCCCCAAAATAGCGTGGCGAATACCATCGTGTTCTGTCGGATGCTCCCCGTCGTCGTTAGGGCGAGTTTCCGCTTCTCAAGGTTTATCGCCCCCCATACCACCGCGCTCCACGCAGCGGACGACGAATTCAAAGTCGCACCGGCCCCGAAGGTTGGGCTGGTGGTTTGGGTGACATAGTTGCCGGTCGCGTCGTCGACGTACATGACCGTCATCCAGCAGTTGTAGCTGTCGAGACTGGTCACGGTGTCCGAGACGAGCATTTCAAGGGTCAGCGTCTTGGCTGCGGTCGCGGAGGAGTAAAACGTCCCGATCTTCAGCACCATCGGGTCATCGACCACCAGCGTCGTTTTCGGCACGCCGCGCCATGACCACGGAGTCGCTACAGAGTCCGGGGCCACCGCATCCAGTGTCGGGTAGTTGTACAAGAGATTGCGAGAGTCGAACTCGCCAACAGCAGGCCAGCCGAAAAATGAACCGTAGCCCTTGTCTGCACCGACTACGCTGCATTCGGCCCCACTTGACGCATGTGCGTGGTTTATTGACGCGAGTGACGGCATGTTCTTTGGGTAGTCCATGCCGTAAACTTTGATCGCCCCGACCGTTCCGTTAAGGCTCATCAGGCTCGAAAAACCAGCATCCGCCCCCGCGCCGTGAACGCGTCCGCCGATAACCGTCATGCCCCCGCCGGCGGCGATGGTGGATGCTGGTGAATGAAACACCGCGCCCGTGCTGGCGGAGTTTGTTGAAGTCAATTCGACCGTCGGGTTCACGAAAACCGCATGATTCCCCTTGGTGTACTGGTTGTACGCCGTCGCGAAAACGCCGCGTGACGCAGGAAGGGCGGCTCGGCGAACCTTGATGTTCTCATGCAGGCCGCCGCTAGCGTTGACGGTTTCTTGGTTGCTGACCGTGGCGGTGACGATGACGGCATTAACGTCGATGTACAGGTTCCGGGTATTGCTGCCGACGTTCGTGGTGAGCATTGGCACGTTCCGGTTTCCTGACGCGGCAATGATCTGGATTTTTTCAGGATTCTCGGCAAACAGGTTGTTCCATGCACGAATCGTGATCCCGTTCCACTCGGTAATCCCTGAAAAACTCAACGTCCCGTTGATCCCCGACCATACCGTGCCGCCGTCAAGTACCCACGTCACCCGGTTGGCATCCGTCGCAGCGGCAAGACCAAGGGTGTAGGTAGACGTACTCAGCGTGATGTCCGCCCCTGCGCTGGACTTTGAACGGATATAAACCACATCCCCGGCGACGAGCGTGCCATAACCAACAGCGGTTCCGGTCAACACGTTGATGTTGTTCCACGCCCCGGCTGCACCCGCGCTTGCCGCTTCTGCGGATGTGGTGCCGTCGCCGTTGAAGGTTGCGCCGTGAATGATGTATTTATCAGCCATTCAACACCCCTTCAGCCCAGCCTTCAGCAACCACACCCTCGGCTTCGAGCATCATGCCCAGCGCCATCACCCCGGCTTGGGTGCGCGGATCGTCCAGATCGACGCTGTTGCCATGCTCATCCGGGGTGGTGAGTTCCATCTTCTTCACCCACGCCTCGACCTGCACCGATTGCTTCTGCATGGTGAGAATTGCCCCGTAGGCCGCATCCCCCAGCAGTTCGACAAACTCCAGCTTAGATAGGCGACGACGCCCGCCATACATGGTGACGGGTTCAGGCGGCACATCAGGGCCGATCACCGGCACAATCGTCACCAGTTCTTCCAGCCGCCAGCCTGCCCCTAAATGCGCAGGGATAGGCGTAGCAGCTTCGTACTCGGTGATGATGCCGTCAGGGTCGGTTGCTTTGAAGGTGGGCATTTACTTGTCGTCCTTGGGCGCGATTGCGCGGCTACGGGCGGCGGTCGCCCTCGTCTATTTCGATCGAATTCTGGCAGTGGTCAGGGTCTTAGCTGCGCCCGGTTGCCCAGGCGCAGGAAAGGCCATCCGTGCTATCAATCAATGATGGCGGAGATCGCCAGCGTGCTGGCTTCGCGGGCGCCATAGAGCTGATACTCGACCAGGCCGACAGCGTTGGCCATCAACAGCAGGTCGGCACGGATGCAATCGAATCCGTTGGAGACGTCGAGGTCGCTTGCCTTAACGTCTATCACGTACATCGCGTTCTTGTTGTCGGTCGTCAGCGTCGTGAAAGTGTTGTTGGTGACGGAGGTTTCGGTCAGGGTGTCGCCGGCGGCCGCGTCGAGGTTGGCGAACATCGTATCGAAGGCAAGCGCCTTTTCGCCGGTGCCGGCCACCGCGGTGGCCTGCTTGAGCGTGAGGGCGCCGCCAGTAACGGTGGCGGCGTTGTCGACAAAGAGTTTGACGAGGCAACCAGCATAACCCTTGAGGCTGACGTAATCGCAGTCGCCGTTGGTGGTGGCGAGTGCACCGATGATGGGTGACCCGAAAACGGACTTAGTGCTGTGGAGTGGGCTGTTCATGGTGTGTCCTTTCAATGAAGATTAGATTCATTTCGGCCCCGGCTGATGCCGGGGCGATGGGTCATCAGGCGCGGGCGGCCAGGGCCACGAAGTGGGAGCGGGTGACCGTGCTGTTGGGCGGGGTGACGACGGATGCCAGCGATGGCTGGCCGTCCATGCGGAAAACCAGTTTGAACGCCTGGATGTCCTGATCGAACCACAAGTGCATCGACTGACTGAACGCGGGGCCGCCGGCCTTGGTGATGGAGCGATAGCCGGCCATGTTGGCAAGGATGATGTCACCCTGGTCGCCGACGGTGTCGCAGGCATCGGTCATCAAGATCGGGCGGCCCATGAGCAGGCCATCTGGTGCGTTGCGCATACCCTGCGTCGGCGCGGTGAAGATCGGCTGGTCGCCGATGGTCATCACGATCAACTGCGCGTAGGCGTCGGGGTTGAGCAGCCACACCAGGTTGGCACCGGCGCCCTTGATGCAACGGCCGTACATCTTGGCCACGTTGGTTGCGTTGATGGTGTCGGCGGGCTGGCTGGTTTCCTTGGCCTGCGCAACCAGCGAAGCGGCGGCAAGAATGCCCAGCGGCATGCCCGCGCCGGTGCCGTTGATGATGGCGTCGTTGGATTTCCAGAGCACGGCCTCGGACATTTTCTTGCTGAGGTGGGCGCTCATTGCGGCGGAGTCAGCCAGCAGCTCGTCGGTGGCGGGGACCAGCACGCGGAGCTTGTGCAGTTCCAGGCGCGCCTTGCCGAGCACGGGCTTTTTCTGGCTGGCGGTTTCGCCCTCGCCGTCCCATGTTGCTGTGATACCCGTAGAACCCCATGGGGTGGTTTCGTCCTTGGGGAAGGTCATGCTGTTGCCGGTGACCGGGGTGTCGTCGGCCATTGCCAGCAGGCTCTGCTCTTCCAGCGCGGTGGAATAGATGTCGGTGGCGAACTGCTCGGGCACGGAAAAGCCGCCGTCCGGGCCGCTGCCTTCGTTGCCGTAGGTGGTGGCAGCAGCCTGCAGGCGCGGGTCGAGGCGGCCGTTGCCCAGTGCAGCGGCGCGGACGTGAAAGGCGTATTCGCCAAACGACTTGAAGCCGAATGTCTTGGTGTCGAGGTTGCTATCGATACGTGCGCCCTGGCCGAATGCGGCATGGGCCGGGCCTGCCGAGGCAGCAGCCAGCAGCTTGGCGTTGAGCTGGTCCAGCGTCCAGCCTTCGGACACGGCCTGCATGGCGAGCGCTTCGCCGCCGAATTTGGCGAATGCTTTGCCGGTGTCGGTCAGCTCACGTGCACGCGCCTGGTAGTCGGCAACGGCTTTGGCTTGGATGGCGGCGACGTCTTGCGGTGCCGCCGGGGTCGGGATGATTTCGGGCATGGTTTGTCCTTTCGAGACGATGGATGCGGCGGCAGCCGCGGGAAGATTCACGGCCGGCGCTGCGTTGGGCTGCGCCGGTTGAGTGAAACGGTTGGCGCTGGCGGCAATCGCCAGCGCGGGAGTAATCTGGTCGCACAGCCCGGCTTCCATCGCCTCGGCGGCGTTGTACCAGTGGTCCTTGCCGTCGGTGAGCAGGGCCATGACGGCGGCGGTGTCCATGCCGGTCTTGGCGACGTAGCTGGTGGCCATGGCGCTGGCGAAGGTGTCGAGCACGGCGGCCTGCTCGCGCAGTTCGGCGCTGTTGCCGGATACCGAACCCCATGGTGCGTGGATCATCATGGTGGCGTTCTCGGCCATCTCCACGGTGTCGCCCGCCATGGCGATCAGGCTGGCGATCGACAGCGCAACTCCGTCGACGCACACGGTGACACTGGCGCGGTGGCGCTTGATCGCGTTGTAGATGGCGATGCCGTCGACCACGCTGCCGCCGAACGAGTTGATGCGCACGGTGATGGCATCGACGTCGAGCGCGTTGACCTCGGCGAGGAAGCTGCTGGCAGTGACGGTCTCTGCCCACCAGCTTTCGCCGATGTCGCCATAGATGAAGATTTCAGCGGCGGCCTTGCGGTCTTCGGTGGCCGCGCGGGCCTTGATGTCGTACCACTTCATGGGGTGGCTCCTTCGGGTTTGTTGGGATCTTTGTCTTCGTCTTCGTCGGCATCCGCATCCGCGTCCGCCTCGTCATCCGGCTTGCTCTTGTCCGCACCAGGTGCAGCGGGGGCTTGCTGGAACGGCGCCGGCTTCGGCGGGTTGAGGTCGACGCCGTAGCTTTTGGCCAGCGCGGCGTCGTCGCGGATTTCGGCCAGCACTTCTTCCAGGTCGAGTCCCTGCTCGGCCAGCACGCGGCGGTGGCTGGTGAGCTTGAGGTTGAGCGCCTTTTCCTTGGCCTCGATGTCGTCCTTGGGGTTGACCCAGTCCCAGCGCCGGCCGGCGAATACCGGGGCCATGTACTTGTCGCGCTGGGCGGCGCGCAGCTGCGCCAGGGGGCGCTTGGGCGACAGCAGCGCGGCGTCTAGCCAGGCGCCGTAGGTGTCCCAGGCGTAGGAGTCGATCATCCAGGACTGCAGTGCTTTCCAGCGGTCGCGCTCGTCGAGCACGGCGTGGCGAATGCTGGTCCAGGTGACGCTGCTGCGGTCTCCGGACACCGACTCATAGCTGACGCCGAAGCCGGTGGCCACGCCGCGCAGGGCGGCCAGCACAAACGGGCCGTAGGCGTCGCTCGGATAGTTGGGGTTCCAGTCGGTAACCTTGGTGCCGCGCGGCAGGATGTCGATGCTGCCCTTTTGGCTGTTGAAGAACAGCGCGCCGTCGCGGGCGTCGTCGGCGCTTTCGGGCGAGTGGCTGTCGGCCCAATCGGCGGCCTGCCCTTCGGCATCCTCCAGCAGCATGAACTTGTCGGCACCCAGGCGCGCGGCCAGGATTGCGGCATCGTCGAACTCGCCCAGCTGGTACAGGCGCGACATCGCCGCGTGCATCCACGGCACGCCGCGCACTTGCTCGGGGCGGTCGGCGATGAAGTAGTGCTTCAACACGTCGGCGCTGTAGCGCACGCGCTCGCCGGTGCCGCGCTTGGTGTCGCCGGGGTGAACGGTGCGCAGGTGGTAGGCAACCGGGCGGCCGGACGCTTCGATCTCGACGCCCATCACGATGCGGTTGCCGTTGGGCAGGTCGACGTTATAGGTTTCGTCGAGCCAGTCAGATTCCAGCATCTGGTAGCGGATACCGCAGCGGCTGGTGGGGTCGGTCACATGCTTGACCAACGCTTCGCCGTCGCGGGCCACCGTGCGGGCCAGCAGACGCTCGAAGGCGGCGCGCGACAGTTTGCCGGTGACGTCGAACTGCCCGGCGCGGCTGTGTTCCGCCCACGCCAGCTCGATGAGATTGTTGGCTGTCTTGTCCGGGATGAACTGAAAATCCGGCGCCGGCCCCAGGTCGACCGCACGCGACTGCACGCTGATGCCGGTGGCGCCGACGATGTTGCCTTCCACCAGCTCGAGGAACTTCTTGGCGTAGGGGTCGTTGCGCTCCAGCTCACGCGAGCGGGCCCGCATGGTGGCCAGGTTGTAGCGGATGTCGCGGTTGGCGTTGCCGTGGCTGATCGACCACTGCGAATTGACGCGCGACACCTGGCCGCCGTCATAGCTGGCCCGCAGGCGGCGCGCCTGGTGTGAGGCCAGCACACGCGGCGGCTGGGAGGCCATGCGATGCACCGCCTCCCAGTTCTTGACGCGCTGCGGGGCGGGACGCTCGTCGCCCTTGGCAACGACCCGAACCGGGCCCAGGCTCACATCGACGAGCAGTTCAGGCGCGCCCATCAGCCCACCGCCAGTATGCGGTTGCTACGGATGCCCTTGGCGGCGCGATCTTCCTTTGCCACTTCGGCTTCGTAGTAGCGGATCAACGTGGTGATCTCGTCCGGGGCTCGAAACTTCATCACCCGACCGGCAATCGAATACTCGGCCACATGCAGCTGGCCTTTCTCCATGTAGCTTTTGAGTGCGGCACGGGCGGCATCCAGCGCAATCTGGTTGTCGCTGCGGCCGTCGTGCGCCGTGGCCACCGCCAGGTCCGGCAGGATCGTGACAACAGCCGATTCGAGCGTGACACGCTCCAGCGATCCGCCGGAGCCTTTCTCCACATACGCCACCAGCGTCGCCGTGCCGGCAGTGAACGTCGCGCTGACCGCCGCGCTGATCGCCACACTGTGCACCGCGCCCGCCGCCGTCGCCGCAATCTCAGCAGCCGTGCCAGCCGGCCACAGCAGCCGATACTTCAGCGCCCAGCCATCGGCCGCGGAATAGTCCTCAAGCGTCCGCTCCCAGGCGACAGAATCGCCTGCGCGGATCTCGGTGGGCTCGTTGGTGGGTGTATCCATGCCTGCCAGCGTGGCAGGGGGCGCGCGACATTTGTAGGCAAGGAATGTCGCGGGGGTGACAGGCGCTACCGCAATCGCCGCAGCCGCTGCACCTGCCGCACGCTGATGCCCAGCATCTTCGACACCTGCTGCGGGGGCGAGCCGTCCAGCGCGTCCAGCTTGGACAGGTGGTCACTCTTTTTATAGGACGGCACATAAAGCCGCTCGCCGCCGCAGTGGGCGCTGAACCCCTGCTTGATCAGGTCCTTCTGCTCGGCGGTGATGCCCGGCACCTCGGCAAGGATCATCCCCAGGTACACATACAGATTGTTCGACATCAGCGCCGCCCGATCCCGCCGGTGCGGCGCTGCACCGGGCGCGGGGCAACAACAGCCTGCTCAGCTGTAAAGGATTCATTGACAGCTGGCGGCACCAGGGCGGGCGCGGCGATGGTGTCGGCGTCGGCAATAGGGTACGAATGAGATAGCAGATCGCCCTGGCGCACCTGGCGATCGAGGGCCATCCACCAGGCGTCGGGCTTTCGATGCAGCTCGAGGTGGTGCGCCATGCCGAGGTTGTACACGGTGAGGTCGAACGCTTCGTTGCGGTCGGCCTTTTTCTTGTGCCACTCGATGACCTTGTAGCCTTTGACGTAGCGCACTTTCTTGTGCTCGGCCACCATCTGCTCGAAGTATTCGTCAGGCAGTTCCCGGGAATAGTGGATGGCGCCGGGGCCGTCGGTGGTGAGCAGCATGCGGTTGTAGATCCAGTCCTTGGCGGTGTCGGTGCCGATCATCCAGATTTCGGCGCCGAACTTTTCGATGCGCCCGCGGATGTTGACATCGACCAGGCTGGGCCGGCTGCTGATCACGGGCCGCCCAGCCTTGGACGCGCCCTTGATAGCCAGCACGCGCTGCTCTTGACCGCCGACGAGACGGCGCTTGCGCTTGCGGCAGAAGTCGTAGACCTCTTGCGTGTGGTGACCGCCGGTGTCGACGCCGACGGCGCGGATGACCATCTGCCGCCCGCTGGCGTGGCGGATCGGGGTCTTGAGTATCTGGTCGAGCTCGTCCCACGTGGCTTTTTCGGCGGGGTCACCGTCGACGACGTGGTAGTTGACGGTCCACCGTTCCATGCCCTGCGCCCAGCCGATTACCTGCATTTCCAGGCGGTTGCCATGCACGTCAACGGCGGCGGTGAGCAGCAGCGCGCGTTCCGGCACCACGCCGAGCGGGAAGGATTCGGCCAGCGCCTGCACCTGTTCGGCCTTGAAGCGCTCGGACACGTTGTCCCAGCACTGCGCCAGGCGGGTGTTGTAGTACACCTGCATCGGCTCGATGTCGCCACGGTCAAGCGCGGCCTTGGCCTTGGTGTATTGCTTGGCCATGCCGACCCACGACACCCAGCCGGGGGGCGCGTAGAAGGCGCTCAGCTCGAAGCTGACGGTCTCGCCATCCCCATCGGCATGCGCACGCCACTCCCCGGCGGCCAGCATCTCGCCTTTGTACTGCTCATGGATGCCTTCGCCGCAGCCGGGGCAGAGCATCCACGCGGCATCGAAAGCTTCGTCCCAGCGCAGGTTCTCCTGCGCCAGCGTGTGCATGTGGCCGCAGTGCGGGCAGGCCACGTAGTAGCGGCGCTGATCGCCCAGCTTGAACAGGTCGTCGATGGCGCTGGCCCCCTCCTCCGTCGGCGAGCTGGTGTAGTAGAACTTGGCATTGCGCCCGAAGGTGCTGGCCCGGGTTTCCGCCAGGTCGATCGGCGAGCCTTCGTCGTCGACCGAAACATCCCAGCGGTCGATCTCGTCGCCGTAGATGTACCGCGCCGGCACCTCGGCCAGGTTCGCCGCCGAGCCGGCCGTGGTGATGTAGAGCGTGCCGCCGTTGAATTCCTTGGTGTCGACGGTGTTGCGGCTGTCGCGCGAGCGCGGCGAAGCCACTCGAGCGCGCAGTTCCGGCACCTCGTCGATGGTCTTGCCGATGCGCGACGACACGCGCTTCGCCAGCTTGTCGGTCGGCAGCAGCACCAGCATGTTGGCCGGCGCCAGGTGGATGTTCGCCCCCACCCAGTTCAGCCCCACCTGCGTCTTGAAAAGCTGCGACGCCACCTTCGCCACCACCCGCTTCGCCGGGTGCGACGGAGACAAGCAGCGCATCACCTCGCGCGCATACGGCGTCCGGGCCGTCCGGTACTTGCCCGCCTCCGACCCGTTGCCGCGCGGGATGCGCATGAACTCGTCGGCCCACTCGTCTACCTGCAGCGCGGGGTCAGGCAGCAGCCCCGCCGCGAAGCCGGACTGGAACGCCAGGAAGCCGTCGGCCATGTTGCCCATTAGCCCATCGCCCTCGCCAGGTCGTCGGTTGTCATCTTTGCGACGTCATCAAGCACCTGGCGCAGCGCAGCCGAAAGACGCTGCTCGATCTCCCATGCGTCGGACAGGTGCGACACCTCCGGCGCCAGCTTCGTCGGCACGCCCAGCACCGCGTCGCGCAGCATGCGACCGATCCGCATGGCCGCCTCCTCCACCCGCTTGCGCTCCACCAGGTCACCTTCCATCTGCCGCCGCTTCATGTCCGCGATCGCCGCTTCCGACTGCTCACGCAGCGTGCGCGCATCCCAGTACGCCGACCCGTCGCCGCCCTCACCGCCGCTGCCGCCTCCAGCAGCCGGTTGCCCGCGCTCACCCTTCGGCGCATTGGCCCGCTGCGACTGCAGGGGGTCGGTGTTCTTCGCCCACTGGATGTCCGCCACCTCCGGGTCGATCAGCTTGCGCCCGTTCTCTCCCGGGATCGTCGTGATGCGCCCCTTCTCGACGGCCTTCCTGACCGCTTCCTTGCTTACCCCGCGTCGGCGCGAGTATTCGGCCGGCGTAATCAACTCAGGCATTCGTCAACCCCTCCCATGACACCCAAACAGTCAACTCCACCCGGCCCCAGGAACTAGCGAAAACCCGCGGTCGTTTCGCGCCGTGGGTGGATTTGGCCAGGAGGACCCGTGAACCCAGTGGCCCCCTGCTCGCATGACACATCGATGCGATGGGATCGAGGCTTCTCACTTGACGTACCCCTTGAGAACCGAGCGCAGTTCGCGTTCGAAGTTGGCGGGGAACTTGTCGAGCATGACCTGCTTCACAACCTTGTTGACGCGTCGGGTGTTGAACATTTGGCCGATGTCGATGGTGTTGAGCGCCTTGATTGGCAGTCTATCCTTGCCGGTGCGGATGAACACGGTGCGGCCCTGGTTGCCGACGAATGCTCCCTTGATGGCTTTCTTGCCGCCGCCGCGCTTGATCTGGAACTGCAGCTGGCCTGCCAGGTCGGTGCGGCCGCTTCGCTTGCTGCTGGCCTTGCTGACCATTCCCTTGGTGACGAACGCAATGAGGTTCATTGAGCGGCCCGGGCCCCTCTTGGTGGCTTCCAGGGTGGCGACGAATCGGAACGCACCCCCTCGGGCCGAGGCCTTGTAGACCTTGAGCCTATCCTTTGCCGTGCCCACGCTTACCCTGAACTCTCGGCTGATCTGACGGGCCATCTGTGTCTTGCCCTGGTCGATGGTCTTGTTGATGGCCCGCACCACGGCCTTGTTGCCCACATCGAGGGACAGGCGGTCCAGCTTGGCGGCCACTGCCGGGAAGTTGTTGCGTACGCTGATCGTGGTCATGCCGCCTTCCTTTCGGCTGCGGAGATTGCACGCATGCGCGACTCGGCATCGCGCACGGTGGATTCGAAGCGGCGAATGCCTTCCGCCCGGGTGGCCAGCCAGGCAGCCCAGCAGGCGATCAGCTCGGCATCCTTGCGCTCGACCACCAGGCGCACGCCACGGTCTGCCTCAGCCAGCTCGGCTTCGGTCCAGCCGTCGACATCCTTCCACTGGCGGCGCACCAGGATGTAATCCGCGCGCATCGTGTCCAGATCAGCTTTCATAGATCGAGCTCCAACAGGTCGGATATATCGGGACCAGGCGAGGCATCGTCGGCATGGATCGAATCGGGATCAATGCGGGCCTGCTCGGTGAGGCGGATGCGATAGGCCCAGTAGGCAACGTCCCGCAGGCGGCTTGCCAGCGTCAGGGCGCGCTTGTTGATGGCTGAGCGCTGTGCTCGGGTGAGTTTTTCGGGCATCACAGATCCTTTCCAGCAGAGGTTAGGAAGGTTGGGCAGAGGTTGGGAAGGCTGGAATGCCCGTAAACAGGGCGTCTTCCTAACCTTCCTAACCTTCCTAACCTGAAATGAGGTGTTGTATGTGTAGCGTGTGTTACGCACGCGCGTATACGTGCGTGCATGGCACGCGCTACACATAAGGGAAAGCAAAACAGGTTGGGAAGGTTGGGAAGGTTAGGAACCCCCTTTATCCATGCGGGTTGCAGGCTTCCCAACCTGCTCCCAACCTTCCTAACCTCGGGGCTAGAATGGTGCGCCATCGCGCCCCCCTTCTCCGGGTTGAACGCCACCTACGCGCGCGGTTTCCCTTGCCGGTGGCGTGTACCAATAACGGACCATGCCGTTACGCTTTTCGATGCGCCCACAGCCAAGCTTGCGCAGGGCGATGCCGATGCGCGTCTGCATGTCTCGGGTGAGCTTGCTGGCGTCCATTTTGAGCCCCTCGAAGGCCGCCATAGCCGCCGAAAATGGCTTGGGATGCATTGCCGTGTCGTACTGGTCGAAGACCCAATCGTGCAGCGCGTCGACCAGCGATTCTCCTTGCTCGCGCTTCAGCTGCTCGGGGTCGAAATAAATGCGCTGCTCTTCCCCGGTCGGGTAAAAGCGCTCATCCTGCTGGAAGCGCACGAATGCCTCGGCGAACAACTGGTCGCGCACCTTGGCCAAGCCGGAAAGATCGATGTCTCCCACCTCGATCGGCCAAAAACGCCGGCCTCCGGTTGGGTCTTTGTTCCACTCCCACTCATTGGTGGAACCGGCGAACACCCCCTGGCGCGGCACCTTGATCTGGCGCCGGCCGTACACCGGGCGATATTCATCCACCTGGCGCGACAAAAACGACTTCTGTTTGAGCGATTCAGTGCGGGCCAGCGATCCCAGCTCGGGGAACTCATACAGCCACTTGCCCTGCAGCGCAGCCATCGAATCCTTGTTGTGCAGATCGATGTCCGTATCGCCGAACCACTCCCCGCCCAGGATCGACAGCGCAGTCGACTTGCCGCGCCCCTGGATGCCCTCGAACACCAGGCAGTAATCAAACTTCACCCCGGGGCGCATCACCCGCGCGATCATCCCCAGCAGGAACCATGCGGACACCCGCATCGTGTAGTCGGTGCGCGGCACCCCCATGTAGTCGTCCAGCCAGTGATCGATGCGCGCGACACCGTCCCACTTCAACGACCGCAGCCAGTCGCGCACCGGGTGGAACGCAGCCGCACGCCCCAGCACCTCGATCGCCTCGGCCACCACCATCGAAGACGGCGTAAAGCGGTATTTGCGCGACAGCCACATCGCCGTGCGGCTGTCGTCAGTGCCGTCCCACTCGCCCGCGGCACCACCCTGGTAAGGAGGCGCGGCGCGCTTCACAGTGCGCTGGGCGAACTCATCGAACGCCACCACCCCCAGCCATGCCTCATCGTTCAGCAGAATGTCGTACACGTTCGCCAGGCACGTCTTCAGGTCACCCTTGTCGTAAAGCAGCTTCTTGCGCCAGTCCGGCATATCGTCGGGCAGCGAAGAAGGCTTGCCCCCCCCACCCGGCTGCGCACGCACCCGTGCTGCTTTCGCCGCCTTGGGGGGTTGCCAGCCGGCATCCATCGCCAGCTTGAAAATCGTCGCGCCCGTTACGCCCTTGCCCGGCTCAAAGCTCTTCCAGTGCGTCGCCACCTGGCCGCTGCCCGGATACTTTGAAGACTTGGCCGACCACGCATCGAACACATCGAACGCGCCCGTGCCCAGCTCCGAGCAGATCGCCATCCCAATGTGTATCCAGTCGTCGTAGCCGCACTCCGGCGAGATGAACGCCAATGCGCTCTCAACCTTCGCGCGGCCCTCCAGGGCAGGCGCAGGGGCCGAGGATAGTTTCCCGGTGGCTGCGAGCTTCTTCCCGCTGTCCACCGTCGCCTTCAGGCGTTTGAGCACCTTATCCGGCAGCGGGCTCACATCACCTGGCGTGGCCGGATAGCGCTTGCCCGTAAAGGTGAAGAACTGACGGCCGCAGAACACCTCCACGCCCACCTCGTTCGACTTGAACGTCTCCGTCTCGCCCGAGCAGATGATGTGCACCCCCTTGCCGCTGGGGGAGAATTCCGTGTAGCTGTTGCAGTTGGCGACGATCGCCGCCCCTCGCTCGGTCATCAGCCCGGTGGCCGGATCGAACATCCCGTCGAGGTCAACCCCGATCAGCCCGTCGCCGGGAAGGAAGGCAAAGCCCACCCCCGTCCAGCGAGTGCCTGCCTTCTCCACCGCTGCGCGCGCCGTGGATAGGTCCACCAGGGCTGCGCGATCGGCGTCCGACCCCTGCTCACCCGTCCGACGCCCGCCCGCCGCGTAATACGGCACCTTGCGCGGCTTCTTGTCGCCAGGCTTCGACTCGAAGCGCCACACCAGCCACTGCGCTCGCGCAGCCAGCGAGGGGGGGATCGCATCGAACATCACTGCGTCTGTATCAATCTTGTCCTGCACGCCATCCCCTCGGCCGTTGCCGGCTCGTTTGTGTTCTGATTCCCGGTTGCCAACAGCGCGCGCGCCTCGGCAAACCAAACGTCAGCCGCCTTGGGCCGACGCGGAATAACATAAGCCAGCGCCCACATACGGCGCAGGTGCGGATTGGTGATCACAGACTGACGACGGCTCAAGACACCGCCTTCAGGTTCGCCCGCGATTCCAGAGACTCGATGCGCAGCGCCATGCGCTCCATCACCGCAGCCGCCTCGATAAATTTGCGCTTCAGCTCAGCCGCCTCATCCAGCGGCTCCACCGGCGTTGCCTGGTAGCCAATCTCGGCGGCCAGCCAACCCATCGCCGTGTGATCGCCCACCCCGCGTGCGGCACGCAGCAGCGCCACCACCTGGTGCGGGTGAAAACTGTGCGGGCGGTCTGGGTTCAGGCAGTCCGACACCCATTGGGCCAGCCGGTCCACCGTCATATCGTTGCCGCGCAGCAGCGGCCCCACCTTTTTCGGCCCACCCAACACGCTGACCACATAGCGCAGCGCATCGTCCACATCATCAAAAAACAGCGGCGTCTGGTTCACTTGCGACCCCCTGCGAAAATCACGCAAAGCCACGCATAGGCCTTGCGCGGACAAAAAAATAGAGTGGGACCCATGGATTCCACTCGCACAATTCAGAAAAAAAGCCCCGGCCTGGAAAGCGCCGGGAAAGGAAGGGAGGAGACAGCCATGCGAGGCTGCGCGGCAGATTTTTTAATCCCGCCATCTGCCAGGGCTGGAAAGTTGAATTCGGGATCATGCGGCGCGCACCACCGGGTCACACGGCCGGCGCAACTCATCGGGCAGCGCGTCGCACGGGTGCGGGTAGAGATCAGGACGCAGCTGATGCGGGGTAACCTGCCATCCGGCCAGGGTGCAAACCGCGAGCACGCGATCGGACGGCACAATCTGCCACTGTGAAACAGCCCCGCGACTCAGGCCGAGTGCTTTCGATAGCGCAACGACCCCGCCCGCCTTTTTCGCAACGTCTTTAATGTCCATCCGGGTAGTCTAGTCATGCTATACACGCAAAGTCAAGTGCTTCTAGACCATTATGGTTTAGGTTTGCTGTACGCTTCCCTTATGAGCATTGGGGCTAGACTTCGACAACTACGCACTTCGCACTCCATGAACCAGGAGCAGCTCGGCGAACTGTGCGGCGGAGTTACAAAGGGCATGGTCTCCCAGTGGGAGCTGGATATTGTCACTCCGCCAACGGATCGCCTGCTTGAACTACACAAGCACTTGTCTTTCTCCTTCGACTGGTTGCTGAACGGCGGGACCGTGTACAGCACCAGCAACCCTAAGATCGGGGCCGCCATGACGGTCATGGAACAAAGCGCGGATTACGTTCAGGAGGCCGCCGTCAAGGCGGTACTTACGACTTGTGAACTCGCCGCGCGAGCCAAGGCCAACGGCAGCACACACGGCTAGGGTGCTGCGACTGGCGATCCAGCTAGAATTCAAGTTCGAATAACAAAAGAGGAATCGGCCATGACGGGAAACACAAAGGGGCCAGACGAAAAACACTGCCATGAGTGCGGTGAGATCATTCGAGCCAAAGCCGAAATATGCCCCAAGTGCGGAGTCCGGCAACCCGCGATGATGGGCGTGCAGTCCGGGATACCCAACCAGCGCCGCTGCACCGCGTGCGGATTCACAGGCCAAATGAAGACCTGGCTGCGCAACTACAACGGCCCGCAGTTCATCGCCATCCTGCTGTTGCTACTTTGGGTCATCCCCGGCCTGATCTTCATCGCTTGGGGGTGGGGTAAGTACAAATGCCCGAGCTGCGGAAAAGTCGCCGAGAACACGCCCGCATGAAAATGGTGCGCCTTATTGCCATTGCCCTGGTTGCTGTCGCGCTCAGCGCTTGCGCAGGCACCGCATTCAAGTGGGATTCAGCGCGGCAGATCAAAACCGGCATGAACGAACAGGAAGTCACCGCGCTTATGGGGCCACCCTATCTGGTGCAGAGCAAACGTGACGGGGTGATCTGGGTGTGGAGCTACGCCGACGCCTTTGCCGGCGCAAAAACCGTGTCCGTCGTGTTTGTCGACGGCAAGGTGTCCGAGCCTCCCCCCATCCCCGCCTCATTCAGATAGGCGACGCCATGACCCCCTCAATCCAACCGACCGTCGTTTCCACAATCAAGGACGCGGAAAAAAACATTACCTATCGGATCGTCGCCTACCGCACGCTGACGTACGCAGAGAAGGTTTCCGCAGTGCAGGCCTTTCTTGCACAGCGAAAAAAGCCAAGGCTCAAAGCCGGGTCAACCATCACGATGGTGACCATCATCGGCCACGACGCACCTGGCGCCTGATCCAGCGTAGCTTCCCCGCCGTAAGCATCATTCCGCCGTTACGACGGTACTCTTGCAACACGGCCCGCCACAACCTGGCGGGCAATGCACGCACGCCCGCGTAAGCTACAACAGCCTCCATTCCTGACTCCTTTTTGACACGCCCACATCGGGCGCTGCTTCATTGTGCCATAAAAGTCTAGCGGAACTTGACTTCTAACGTATAGCAGTCCTATACTTCAATCACCCCGGAGCCGCGCGCCCAAGTTGGCGCACCCCAAGCGGCAGACGTGATGGGCATAACCCCATCCCACGGTCAGAACATCGGCTAGGAGCGACACGAAGACGCAGGGTGAAGGCGGGGAAGCGATCAACAGCAAAGGAGACGCATCATGGCAGTGAGCAATTTTGAACGTGCAACAAACCGCCTGCAGGCTGCAGGCACTCGCCCCTGGCAGCCCGACCACGCCGCCTGCCGCACCGCCCGCTGGGTAAGCGATGCCGAAATGCCGCTGGAGCTGCAGCGCGACGCCGCCCGCATGGACGCGATCATCGCCGCCTTTGCCATTGGCGCACTGCTGGGCTTTGTGGTGGGGGGCGTGGTATGAGCCAACCCATCATCATCCCCGTCATCGTCACCACCCGCTGGCAAGAGGCCCACGCCGCGCCCAGCCTGGGCCGCTGGCGCAGTCTCACCCAGATGCTGTCCGACATGGTGGTGAACAGCTCGGTGTATTCGCCCAACGCGCCCATCGTGGACGACCTGCGAACCCTGGCGCACGTGGCGCACGTGGCGCACATCCACCAGCTCGGCATGCAGCCGGCGCAGATCGAGGAGGCAGCATGAGCAAAATATACGTGCTGCGAGACCCGAACGTGTTCGGGTTCCCGCGCGTGAGCCATCCTCAACTGAACACCATCCGCGCGCTGGAGGACAGAATTGCCGACTACGAAAACACGTGCTCACGCTGGAAGCCGAGCCGCGTGACGATTTCCGGTGAGGCTGCGCACCTCTTGTCCGATGCTGCCGACGAATACGGGATCAGTCCACGCGAGCTGCTGGAGGCGATGGTTCATCACGGGTTTTCTGGCCTCAATCGGCCCGGATCGTGGGAAGCAGCGACGCCGTTCCATCCGCGTACATACCACGGTGAAAACGTGATGGCCGACCGCTGGTTTCGGTAAGGGGGCTGGCGATGAAACTCCAGGTCAACAACTCCGGCGCATGGCGCGACGTCATCCGCTTCGATGCCGGAGACGAGGCATACATCCGGCTGCAGGCGGCCAACCTGCTGCGGCTATCCGACGGCAAAGCCAGCATGCGCATTGCCGACGACCAGAACACCGCCACCGCGCGCTGCATCGCCCCGGAATTCGTATGGGTAAACGCCGGATGAGAAAACGCGGCGCCCACTTCCGCAGGCGGATCGACCCCGCAGCAGGCCTGCAGGCCATTGCCATGCAGCACCCGCTCGACACCAGCCAGAAGACCGACCTGGGCGTGGCCCTGCGCGTATCGCTTGAAGCACTGCGCACCGGCCGCGCCACCGAACAGGAATTCCACACCCTGGCCGCCGCCATCAACGTCAGCCTGGTGCTGTGCGAACGCGGCGCCGGCGGCGAATACGAAGCCACCATCAAAGGCGCACAGAAAGCCCTGTTGCGGCTGTGGCAGCGCGGCAAGCAAACCGGCCGCTGGGTGATGGACGGCCCCGGCCTGCACCACGCCATGCAGTGCATCGACCTGCACGAAGCCCAGATCGCCATCGTGTCGCGCCAGGAAGCCGCCGACGCCATGCGCGAAGTCAAGCGACGCATCCAACGCGGCGACGTGTTCGAGGAGCAGCGCGCATGAAGCATTACACCCGCTGGACCGAAGCCGAAGACACCATGCTGCGCGAGCTGTACCTCACCCTTAGCGCCGGTCAAATCGCCCTGCGCATGGGGCGCACCATGCCTGGCGTAAAAAACCGGATCAACCATCTGCGCCTTAAAAAGCCAGCCGGCATCACCAACCCCGGCTGCTTCATCGCCGGCCAGGCGGCGTGGAACAAAGGCATGAAAGGCCTTTCGCTCGGCGGCGAGGCCGGCTGGTTCAAACCCGGCAACCGCAGCGGGCGCGCCATCGAGATATACCAGCCCATCGGCACCGAGCGCATCAGCAAAGACGGCTACCGCCAGCGCAAAATCAACGACGCCATGCCCCTGCACAAACGCTGGCGCGGCGTCCACATCATCGAGTGGGAAGCCATCAACGGCCCCCTGCCCAAAGGCCACGCCCTCACCTTCATCAACGGCGACAAAACCGACTGCCGTCTCGACAACCTGGTGTGCATCACCCGCCGCGAACTCATGCTGCGCAACACCGTGCACAACTACCCACCCGAACTGCGCCAGGTGATCCGCCTCAAGGCCGCGATCAGCAAACGCATCGCCACCCGCATCAAAAAGGAGCAACAGGCATGAGCCACACCATCAACGACCTGCGCGGACACCTTTTCGCCACCCTCGACGGGCTGCGCGACAAAGACGCCCCCATGGACATCGCCCGCGCAAAGGCCGTGGCCGACGTCGCCCAGACCATCATCAACACAGCCAAGGTCGAAGTCGACGCCATGCGCCTTGCCGGCAACAAGGCCAGCACCGGATTCCTCGGCCTTGAAGCCCCCGCGCCCGAACCCGCAAAACCCGTCCAGGGCAAGATCGTGGTGCGCGACGACGCCAACGGCAAAACCACCGTCGAACAGCGCGGCGGCATGACCATCACCCGCCACACGGCCAAGTGATCACCATGACCCACATCGCCCTGTTTCTGTCGGCATTCTTCACCGTTTTTCTGCTCGGATTTCAGCAGAAGAATGTCCACGGCGAACACTACCTCGCCGCCATCGTCACCAGCGTCGGCATCGGTAGCGCCCAGATATTCCTGTGGCGCCTGGTCCCCCAGGCCGACATGGGCCAGATCGCCGCCACCCTGTGCGGCGGGCCGGTCGGCATCGTGGCGGCGATGTGGATTCATCCACGGCTGATGCGGCGGCGTAACGCCTGAATTGGGCGCAGGCCCATAGAGGAACGAAATGGATCACCAAGAAGCAAGCCAAAGGTGGTGCCCGTGGCGACCACTGGAGTATGTGAAGGAAGGGCGCGGCATTGCCAATTACCGGGTAGACGAGAGTTTTTCGCTTGGCACGAACAGCCGGTGCATCACGTTTGATTGCATGGCATGGCGCGACAACGAGTGCATTCGGTTGATGGTGCCCAACATTCAAGATCAGCCGGGCCGCACTGGCTGATGCAAAGACAAACACGCTCTGCGGCCTCGGCTGGATCGCAGGGTTAGGCTGAACTTACAGGAAAGGACAGAGAAAATGAAAAAGTGGATAGGTAGAGGTTTGATAGCCGCGCCGTTGATAGTTTTGTTTGCGACTGGAGTGGCGACAAAAGGATGGACCGAAACCTTAATTGGATGGGGTTTGATAATTGTCTTTTTAGGAATGATTGCTGGCGGCATGGCGTTACTAGATGACGATGCCTAACGGCTGAATTCAGGGGCGGGCGGCTTTTCGCCCGTCCCGCTGGAATGATTTGTTAGAAGGATGACACATGCGAGCATGGATTGTTGAAGGGCCAACAGGCGTATTACTCCCGCAAGCCGCTGGCCGCACTAGAAAAGAAGCCATCCACAATATGCGTGAGTGGTGCGATTGGATTTTGCACCCAACATGGGCGCAGTTGAGAAAAGACGGCTTTAAGGCAGTGAAGGTTGAGATAACCAAGATGCCTTCTAACGCATGAGTTGTGGGGCCGGCTGAAAGCCGGTCCCGCACGAACGCCGGGTTGGGCTACAGGCGCATCTACAGGAGAGAACCGTGGGAATAGTTGAACGACTGAGAGCCGCAGACGAAAACAGCCAGCAGCGCATCATGGGAAGCCGCATATTCGGAGAAGCGGCAGACGAGATTGAGCGACTGACGGCTGCGCTAAAGAAGGCCAACGAACAAGCCGAGCACTTCGAACGCGAGTGGTATTCGCGCGGCGATGCGCTGGAGGACATTGCGACGGCGTACTACAGCGCCCCCGAAGTGCTGCGCGAGAAGGCTGCGCTCGCGCTCAGGGTGCCCAACAAATAGGTAAGGGGGCCGCTTTAGCGGCTCCCGCTTGACCGCCGTGTTATGCCACGGCAACAACTTGGAGAGAACGATGCTTTACTACCAGACAGATTCACAACCGCACATTAAGCGGCACCACGTAGACGGCCCTGTGCTTTGCCTGCGGGACGGGAGAATGCACTGGCTCACGTTGTGGGAGCGGCTGCTGCTCGCGCTGAACAAGACCGACGCACTTACCCTTGAGCGGAAACATTGGGGGCATAACCAGAGGACAGAAAATGAGCAATGACGAAACTTACGCGCTGATTGACGAAACCAGCAATATGTTGCGCGGCATGACGCTAGACCCTGCTATCCCGCAGCACGCAAAGAGTGCGATGTGGCCGCAAATCCAAAAGCTGGAAGAAGCCCTGGAAAAGCTGGCAGACGGACTAGGGGCATAACGCAAAAGTCAGCGGCGCCGGTACGGCGTCCGCTGGACTGCCGGGTTCGGCGGCTGGTGATTCTGAGAAAGGATAGAGCGATGAACCATGATCATGATGTGAAGGCGCTAGTAGATGCTGTTGCGCGGCGAGCGCAATGCCTGCCAGAAGAGGTCGAGTGGTACTCATGGCCGCAGGTATTTGGCACGACCGCTGGCCCGTGCGGCGGCATCGGCGGCTGCACGATGACGACGTTTCAGGTTTTCGCATTCGATGCTCCAGGCGAGAAGACCCTGTACTGCGCTGGGAAGTGGCGCAAATGGAGCGGCGAGTTTCAGCAGGCATGGTGACGCCGAACGGCTGAATTGAGGGGCCGCGCGCTTTTTGCGCGGTCCCGCTCGGATGATGTGTTCGGCACCGGAACTAACCACTTGGAGATAACGATGGAAAACATTTGTGAGAACGAGCACCGCCGACCGGCCGACATGATCGGCGGTGTGTGGAGCGAACTGGAGCGCGCACTGGCGAAGTTCCCGACATGGCCCACTGACCCGCTGCACGCGCTGGCGGTGCTGGGTGAGGAATTCGGCGAACTGACCAAGGACGTGTTGCAGATGACCTACGAACCCGGAAAGACCAATGCCGAGAACGTGCGCAAGGAAGCGATCCAGACCGCCGCGATGGCTTTGCGGTTTGTGGCAAGCCTCGACGCTTATATTTACAAGGCCGGAGAGCAGCACCGGCAGGAGCAGTGGCAGGCAACACAGGACGCCTATCACGCAGGCGGTGGGCTGCACCCGTGCTACGACTGAGGGTGGGGCCGAACAATAAGTAGGGGGAGCGTGCAAGGTATGGCATACAGAAAAACACGGCGCAGCACTGAAACCCTGGCGAAGATGCGGGCCGGGCGCGATGCCACGCGCATGGACAAACCAGCGCCAGATTATCCACCGGACAGGCCAGAACTGCGCCGCCGCATCGTCATCACCGACTACGACTTCGGCGAGCGCGTCCACACGCTCGACCTATACCGCACCAGTCGGGTGGACTGCTACCGCGTCCACGTCGACGGAAAGCCGTGGAAAGCGCGCATCGGATGGTCGAAGATTCTTGAAGGCTTGCGCAAGAGCCTGCCCAGGGTTGGGGCAGAATGACGTCGCCCGCCCTCCCCCGCCAGCAACTCTGCGCGGCCCTCACCATCAGCGAGTCCACCGTGCGCCGGCTTGAGCTCGACGGCATGCCCTATACTCCCGTCGGGATCAGGGCAAAACGCTACGACCTGGACGAATGCAAAGCCTGGCTGCGGGAGAATCAATGTCAATCTGGACAGACAAAAAGGGACGCCGACACGTCGGAATTATGGTCGACGGGCGCAGAGTTCACCGCATCCTGCCGGCGGACGCAACTGCGGGTGCTGCCAAGCAACTAGAGGCCGACCTGCGGGCGGCACTGGCCGTCGCCAAAACCCCGCGCATCCCCAACGACCCACGCCTCACCGAAGTCATCGCCCTGTACGTCGACCACGCCGAGACCCTGCGCAGCACCAAGACCGCCCTCGACCATGCCCGCCGCATCGCCTTGTGGCTGGAAAAATACCGGGCCAGCCAGGCCCGCCAGGCCGCCGCACACATCGTCAAGGACATGACCGGCCACTACGCCGCCGGCACCATCAACCGCAGCCTAGGCACCCTCAAAAAAGCACTGCGCCTGGCGTGGGAGCGCGGCATCACCACCACCGACTACAGCGCCCACGTCAAGCGCCTGCCCGAGAACAATGCCCGCAGCACCTACCTAAGCCTCGACCAGGTGCAGGCCATCGCAGGCCGCTGCAGCGTACCGGTGCAGGCCGCCATCTGGACCGCCCTGCTCACCGGCGCCCGACGCGGCGAGATCGTCAAACTACAAAAGGCCGACATCGGCCGCGACAGCCTCATCATCCACGCCGGCAACACCAAGACCCTGCGCACCCGCACCGTGCCCATCGTGCCCGCACTACGGCCATGGCTCAAGCACATCCCACTGGATGTCGGCATCGAGGGAATCAAAAGCGCCTGGCGCCGCGCCCGCGTCGACGCCGGCATGCCTGACGTCAACTTCCACGACCTGCGCCACAGCTGCGCAAGCATCCTCATCGCGTCTGGTTGCGACCTGTTCACGGTGTCGAAGATATTGGGGCACTCGTCCGTGCGCACCACGGAACGCTATAGCCACATGGAAATAGAGCAGCAGCGCAAGGCGATGGAAAAAGCGTTTTTGTGA